TTGACCTTCTCCCAGGGAAGGGATCCCGGGAAGACGTCGAGCACCGCGAACCTATCATCGTCCGCTTCATCTGTAAAGGAAACAATATTCCCTTTGGCGGCAAGCTTCGCCTTTATCCAGGCTACGTGCTTGCCGCCGGTTTTAGTGTTCTTCAATTCGCACTGACGATACATATCATCAAGCATTATGCGTACTTCCGACGACGCTTCAGCTTTGCAGCCGACATAGTCTTCTCGAAGTGCCGGGCCTCACCGTTTCTCTGCTGAATTTCAGCGAACCGGTCGGCGCAGTAGGTGGCCGCCGGCGAGTCCGGCTTGACCATCGGAACGACGTTGCACATAGCCTTGATGTAGCCGCACGCTTCGTCGATGACGATGGACGACGCCCACTCGAAGTTCGGGTTGATGTCCAAGTGAACTTCGCAGTGACGGTCACCGATGATCGGAGCAACCTTCAGGTACAGGTCAGCGATCTTGTACACCTCGTTCATGAGGCGCATGCGCGGCTTGTCCTTCTTCTGGTCATAGTCGACCTCACGGACGATCTCACCGAAGACTCGGCAACCCCTGTTACCGTTGACGTGTACCACGACGCAGACGGTGTAGTCCGCGTACCAGACGCCGCCAACCTTGTGGCGCTCGGAGTCGCCGCCGATGTAAATCTTCGTCTCCGGAGTCTGCTCAGAGATGAAAGCGGTCAGCGCCTCCCAGTCCATCCGCTTACGGATGTGCGGCGGCTGGTACACCTTGCCCGACTTATAAGCTTCGTGCTTCAGGATGTCTTCATTCAGTTTCGTAGTCATTGTCTTCTTCCACATAAACTATCTTCTCGCACTCTACTTCTTCCCGCTTCCTGATCTCAGTGAGCAGTGGGTGGTATGGTTTAACGTCAGCCAGAGCTTTCATGAGCTCGTTGACGTAGGCTAATCGAACTGCCCAGTCAACATACGATACCGATGTCTCACTGTCGATGTCGTCGTATTCGACTTCGACTGTCGGCATAGACCTGTCTTTTGATTCAAGGACTATGCGCTTGTCGTCCTCCGTTAGATTGTAGGACGAGTTCCACTTAATCTTCGGCATCATAACCTCATAATTTGGCGGAAAGCTGAGAGCACGATTCCCAGACCTAGAAGGTCCCACTTGTTTAGCAAACAGTGACCGCCAACCCGACGGCTTAACTTTCCATATTGGTCCTCTTACGGGGTGCCGCCCCCCGTCCCCCGGAGTGAAAGTCCGGTATTCTAGCTGGTAAACTATAAGAGGTTGTCGCGTATAACGTATTTAGCTTATATTGTAAACAGTAGAGTGGCACCCCAGACAGGATTCGAACCTGCATTATTCAGCTCCTATTACGGTTCCTGCGTTCGAAGCGCAGGTCGGCTACTGAGGCATAATGGCGTTCTCGGAGGGACTCGAACCCACGTTTTCACATCCAACTACGGTTATGAGCTTCGCAAGCCCACTCGTGTACGAGAACATTATAAATGGTGGAGGAGCACGGTTACGATCCGAGGTCTTCTGCTTGCAAGGCAGTGGCTCTCCCATTGAGCTACACCCCCATTATAAATTGGAGTCCCGTGCTGGAGTTTAACCAGCCTGGTCGGGTTTGCAATCCGATACGTCAACGCTCCGTCAACGGGACATTAAATTTTGGTCCTAACGGCAGGATTTGAACCCGCGTTTTCAGCTCCATCTACGTTTAATCGTTTAGAAGACGATCACGGCTACGTTAGGGACTATATTCTTCAATTTGTTTGATTGAAGTTAGAAAAACTAAATTATCGTAACACTCTTTTAGAATGTTAATCTTCTTACCTTGAACCTTATAAGCATGAGGGTTCTTCGGGTCTATGTAGACATTATATTTCGGCAAGAAAAAATCCGGAAAGTAGTGATGCTTCACTCCATTAGCATCACTCCATATAAGTGGTTCTGGCCTTATCCATTCAATCTCGAGATGATCTAATCTCTTTGCCAGCAATACTTCCCAAGAGGAATCCATCAAAATTCCATTGTAGAACTGAGGATTCTTTCTCAATCTACGATGATCGGATGACAAAGCCAACCTTCTCAATTTTTCTTTTGTAGCTTCAGAATGCCTAACACCAGTTGCTTTTTTCCGAGCTTTATCTTTCTGCTCAGTGGTCCACTTGGGTTTAGGCAATCCTAATTCTTCAGCCTTCGTATATTGATTTGGCAAATTAACTCTCTTTCGAGAGTATTTATACAACGAAGGCGGGTGCCCTTATCCATTGGACCACAGAAGCTTAAAACTGAAAAGGGAGCCTAGTTTCCTAGACTCCCTTGTTTGATCGTCATACCCGTGAAGGGCGTCGTGATCAAGACATTAGGAGCCAAATGGAGCGCGGCAACGCTCCACCCCCGAGGCCGGCCGGCCCGAGGCTCGTTCTGAAGACGATGTTTGGTTGTTCCTGTTCATGTGTCGTATTTATCTCGCAAAAAGCCGAGTGTCAATAGCGGGTTTACATTTTTTAGAAAATAGTTTAGTGCTGTACGTCTGAAACGGAGAATCACATGCTGCTCTACGGAAGCCAACTGATCTATAAGGCCGATGCCTTCGCCGAGATAGCCCATGATGGACAGAAGCGCAAGTACACCGGCGAACCTTACATCACGCATCCAAGGGAAGTCGCAAGGCTCATCCAAGACTTCTGCGTGGTCGATGTTTCGGCTGATGATCTGGAGGCAATGACTGCTGCTGCACTTCTTCATGATGTCGTAGAAGACTGCGGCATCGAGATGCAGGAAATCTTTGATAGATTCGGCAGCTATGTGGCCACTATCGTCGACGGACTGACCGATGAATCAAAACCCTCCGACGGCAATCGTGCTGCCAGAAAAGCCATCGATCTTGCCAAAATGGTAAGACAACTAAAGGTAACTCAGATGGTGAAGTGCGGCGACTTCATCAGCAACTCCCGCAGCATCGTTCTACATGACCCTGGGTTCGCTGTGCGCTATCTTGATGAAAAGACAACGTTCCTGAAGGCAATGACCCACTCCAAGGGAACGCTGATCCGTGCCATGGCGAAAGCTACGGTTAAGTGGGGCAACAACAGACTGAAAGGACTCGGATATGGCGATGATCAAGACAAAATTCTACATGCATAGCACGTGCGACGATGACGAGAAGGGCATCGAACTCGGCATCACCGACAAGGAAGCCCTACGGACGTTCCGTCACTGTGGGTACGAAGTCGAGTTCGACATTGAAGTGGATACGGACACGGGAAGATCGTGGGCCACCCACGTTGGTGGTGTAGCGTTAGCAAGCAAGGTTGAAATCTAATCCTCAAGCGAAGGAGACTGTAATGTTGAACATTCTGGTGCCGACCATCGGCGCATCCATGATCATTTCGATCTCGTCCCTCTTCATCATAGAGGACGTCAGACCGAAACCAGAGGTCCAAAAAGTGGTGTTCCTCAACGGCTGCAAGAAGATCACTGAGAAGCTCTCCAATATCAACCTCTCCTTCGCCCCAAAGCCCTTCAGGAACGAAAGCATCAAAAAGATTCGGCCCGCCAAGATTCAGTCCCGCATCATGCCCTCCTACACTCTGGTCGTCATACCGGCCTCCCATCGGGAGTTCTTCCGGAAGCTGAAGAAAAAGAACAAATCCCGCCAAAAATAATCTGACGCGCAGTTTACAACGCATGATACCTGCGTTACGTGGGTATCATGTTCAACTCATATTACAATAAGTATGCCTGGCGCCGCCACGAAATGGGTGCCAAGTACACGCGGGCCGAAATGGCCGCCATGCTCAAGAGCCTCAGTGACCTCCTTATGCCAGAGATGGAAACGGGAGGCCGTAGCTCCATCATCTTGGAGAAGACCGAAAAGATGCAGGCGCACCGCGCCGCCCTGGCTAAGAAGTTCTATGAGGACGACTACCAGAACAACGGTCGTACTCTAGAACAGGTATATGAAGACGGCGAGGGACACATCGTCGAGATGGGAATCTGCCAAGTCCTCCAGACCGCATACGAATTTAAGGATTCCATCGATAAGTCCAACGTTCATGACTACGGCAAGGATATAGTCGACCCGAATACCGGCTTCAAGCTGGAAGTTAAGAGGCAGGTGTGGGAGAACTTTGATCGTTTCCAGTACTGTGATAAGTACCTTCATTCATTTGAAAAAGCTGCATGGGAGGGAGCCTGCGACTTCGGAGTAGCAGCACACATTGAAGAGTACGATGAGTTCTACATCATCAATCCCACCCTTATCTTCTATGCCCCATCCTACTTTACATTCGGCGAATATGATCAAGCCGCGCCGGGTGCTGCAGTTGACAGCTGCCGGATGTTTTATTACCCCACGGTCAAACACTCGACGTTCGGCTATTTCGTAGAGAATGTACCACACCTCAATCACAGAAGAAAAATGGAACGCGAACGTAAAGCAAGTAAAGGACTAACCAATGATGCAGATAATGCCCGAAAGGGAATCGGTGAAAGTGCTCGAGGAGTGCAAAGCCGTACAGATCAAAAAGAGTCTGGACTATCAGAATCCGCTCAGCACGGTTAAGCAGGCCGATCACTATCCACACGGCGTGCAGACCATCATGGACATGGTTCACCAGAAGAACCTGAGGGCCAAATCCCTGTTCGAAGCCACCCAGTACGCACCGGGTTCGACTCCGAACTTCGAGTCCATAGAGGACACACTCAAGGACATGATCAACTATCTGTCCTTCGCAGTCTCCTACATGCGTGGGAAGATGGACGGCCAGAACCCCAACAACGACATGTACAATCGGCCGAAGAACCAAAATGTCAACGGCATTGAAACGTTGGTTTCTAACAATCCGACTATCACGACCGGGGTCGTCTACACGACTCTCGATGAGTTTGAAAAGCAACAGAGCACTCTCACGCCGCAAAGCGTTGAGCTGTCTGTGAATCAAATCTCAACGGGTGTGCTCAGCGGCAAGAGGGATCCTTTGGCCGAAGCGCTCACTGAAGTCCTCATCGATACCGGCGATGCGGTCATACCGCAGGAGGACCTCGTCACTCGTACCGCGAAGCTGACAGACGTCCTCACGGAGGAAGTCGTAAAGTTCGAACCGACGGTGGTCACCCACATCGAACAGGGCGAGGGCGACGAGATTCCGCTGCACCGACTGGAGATGGATGCTGACGGCCAGATGATTGCAACCCCCATTATGAGGACTGCCCGGAAATGATGTTCCTAAATGAAGTGCGTGAAAAGTTTGCTGAGAAGTACAACGACGGCGACTATCTGGCCGGCACGATTGACATCTCGCCGATCACATTCCTTGCTGACGAGGAATCTATTTTTGGCGAGGTGAACAAGAAGTACGTTGATCACGAGATTGCCTGGTATGAATCTCAGTCCCTCAATGTCAATGACATCCCGGGCGGCGCCCCCGAAATTTGGAAGAGGGTGGCCACTGCTGATGGCCACATCAACTCCAACTACGGATGGTGCATCTATTCCAAAGAAAACGGTTATCAGTATGCCAACGTATTTGAAGAGCTCAGTAAGACCCCGACTTCTCGCCGAGGCATTATGATCTACAATCGTCCGAGCATGCACACCGATCAGAAAATCAATGATATGCAGGACTTCATGTGCACCAACACCGTTCAGTACTTCGTACGTGACGGTCAGCTGCACGCCCATGTGTCCATGCGCAGCAATGATGCCATCTTTGGCTACAAGAATGACCGGGCCTGGCAACAGCACGTTCTCGTGAAGCTGGCCAACGATTTGGGACTCTCCATCGGCAACCTCTACTGGACTGCCGGCTCACTCCACATTTACGAGCGACACTTCTATCTGGTCAATCACTTCTTCCGCTCCGGCGGGGAGCTGACGATCAGTAAGAAGGAGTAC